ACCTGAACCTGAGCCAGAAGCACAACCTGAACCAGAGCCAGAGCCAGAGCCAGAGCCTGAACCAGAGCCAGAACCTGAACCAGAGCCAGAACCAGAGCCAGAACCTGAACCTGAGCCTGAAGTGGAACCAGAGCCAGAGCCAGAGCCAGAGCCAGAGCCTGAACCAGAGCCAGAACCTGAACCTGAGCCTGAAGTGGAACCAGAGCCAGAGCCTGAAGTAGAACCAGAGCCTGAACCAGAGCCTGAACCAGAGCCTGAACCAGAGCCTGAACCAGAGCCAGAACCAGAACCAGAGCCAGAACCAGAGCCAGAACCAGAGCCAGAACCAGAGCCAGACATTATTGTAGATTTAGAAAAAGTTAAAAATGAAAAAACTTTAAAAGAAGATTTAAAAAATGTAATTGAAAATATTTTAGAAAAAATTGAAGATTCTGAATATTTAGGAAAAAATAAAGATTCTGAATATTTAGGAAAAAATAAAGATTCTGAATATTTAGGAAAAAATAAAGATTCTGAATATTTAGGAAAAAATAAAGATTCTGAATATTTAGGAAAAAATGAAGATTCTGAATATTTAGGAAAAAATGAAGATTCTGAATATTTAGGAAAAAATGAAGATTATGAATATTTAGAAAAAATCGAAGAAATAAATGAAGGTTCTCAAATATTACATTTTGAAACTGTTTTAGAAAATAAAGAAATAATAATTTCAGAATCAAGAATAGAATATCTTACATCAGATTATTTAGAAGAACCCAAAAAAGAAAAAACAGAAGAAGAAATAAAAGAAGAGTATTTAAAAGAATATTTAGAAGAAAGAGATAAAAATTATGGTTTGAGTGATTGGAATGAAAAGGATTTTAAAACACCTATTGGTAAAGAGATTGGTAGAGATTTAGACAGATTGAAAGGTAAAGTTACTTCATTACGAAGAGACATAGCAGAATTTTCATATAATATAAAAAAAGCCCGTTCGAACCATAAACAAATGGTAGAAGATATAAGAAATAAATGGTATTATAGTAGATAATTTTATTTATGAGATTTTTGATTTTTTTTTGATTTTTTTTGTTTTTTAGAATCTGGTTTATATTTTTTCCCATTTATAACGGTTCTACAACAAGGACAGTTAGGATTATGATCTATCCAATTAAGAATACAAGATTTATGAAATAGATGTCCACAAGGCATTTTTCCTATTGGTTTTGAATCTTTATTATAATCATCATAACAAATAGAGCAAAATTCTTGTGTTTCATCAATATTTGTATGATCAACGATTTTAATTTTTGATGAAATTTTTTTAACTTCTTTATCATATGCACAATAACCACACCAAAGGAGTTTGTTTGGTTCATTTAGAATATCTACTCTATTAGTATCCCAATAGAAACATTTTTTACACTGAAATATCCAAAAGTAGTTTAGTATTTTTTTTTGTTCTTTGGAAAAGGTTTTAATAATAGTTTCTTCTATAAAGTTGTATATGTTTTCTGATAAAATATACCATGTATCATAGTTGAGATTATTAGATATTTCTCTTATAAATTTATTTGCATCAAGATTAGGGTTTGAACTGAATGTATCAAAGTATTCGGCAGCTATGGCTTTATTCCATTGTTGTTTCATTCTTGATTTAAATAATTTTGTTGGTATAAAATTATTATTTGTATTTTGATGGTCAATTACCTGTTGATTGATTGTTTCGATTGTTGGATTAAATATTCTGTGAAGATCAGTATCGTTGTCTAGAGTAGTGGACATAATATTATTTGTTTCATATAATACAAATAATATTATAAATAAGATGATCAATTTTTTTATATAAGTTTAAAAATATTGAAATAAAAATATAATATTGTAAAAACTATAGGGAATATTAAAGTAAAAGATAGAATAGAAAAAGTACTATAATTAATAATTAGCATAGTTATAATTGATATAATAACAGTTAATAAACTACCCAAAACTGAATGTTGTGAAAAATCATATATAGGTTTTTTACCATCTCTGGAGGCAATAACAATAAAATAAAAAAAGAAGAATGGTGCAGCCCAAAGGAATGCTAATATTTTATAATAATAAGGATTCTTTTTACCATATCGTGAAGATAAGTATGAAACTATTCCAAATAATAAACCCCCTAATACTATATCTATAATTAAAAAATCCATTTTGTAAATTGTATATAATATTAATATAAATAAATTCTAATAATAAAAGAATATAGGTACAAATAAATATAGGGTTTATTATGGAAGATTCAAAAACTAACGAATATATGGAAAATGTAATGCCTGAAAATTTTAAATCTATTATAGTAGATTTTACAAATGATTTAACAATAACATTTCCTGAATATGAATATTTATGGAATGTATATAAGAATTGCAATTATGAAAAATATAGTGAACTATATAGTTATTGCTTAACGATATATCCCGAGCGTTTTTTTGATATATTATATCAGAATGATGAAATATTTATGTTGGAGAACGAAACTATGGTAGATTTTTTACCAAATGTAGATTTTAAGATGTTGTATTCAACGGAAGATATAAGTGAAAATACAAAGAAGGCAATATGGAAGTATTTACAGTTAATATTAGTAACAATAATGGGTGGTATTAAGAATAAAGCATCATTTGGTGAAACTATGAATTTGTTTGATGGTATTGAAGAAAGCGAATTGCAAACAAAATTATCTGAGACAATAAATGGTTTATCAGATTTTTTCAAAAATATGGAAAAGTCACCAGAATCAAATAATAATGCTGGAGATGGAGAAATGCCAAATATGGATGAAATATTTGAAAAGTTACCTTCTATGTTTGAAAATATGGGTGAAATGAATGAAGAGATGGAAGATAATTTGAAAAAACAATTTGGAGAAGGATCAACAAGTGAAGAAGGAGATAAAAGTAATTCTATTCCAAATCCAGAAGATTTGCATGAACATTTAAAAGGTTTATTTGATGGAAAGATAGGTAAATTAGCAAAAGAATTAGCAGATGAATTAAGTGGTGATTTGATGCATATGTTTGGTGAAGATGGTGAAGGAGAAAATGGTCCAAAATCTACACAAGATGTTTTAAAGAAGATGATGAAGAATCCTAAAAAAATAATGGATTTATTAAAGACTGTAAGTACAAAGTTAGATACAAAGATGAAGTCAGGTGATATATCTCAAACAGAATTAATGAAAGAAGCAAGTGATTTAATGGGAAAGATGAAGTCTATGGGAGGAGGAAAAGAGTTTGAGAACATTATGAAGAATATGACAAAGAATATGGGTTCGATGATGGGTGGTGGTGGTGGTAAAAAGGGAGGTTTTAATGGTACCGCATTTAAGAATATGATGAATCAGAATCAGAATCGAGAGAGAATGTTGAATAAATTATCTAAACGAAAAGAATCATCAGATAAAAAAACTTCTAATTTACATGAAACGGATAGACCAAATGAATATGTATTTAAAATGGATGATGGAGATAAACAAGAGAAGAGTGTAAAACCTGCTACAAATGAAAAGAGTGTAGATGATTGGTTATGTGAAATAGAAGGTACACAAAATAAACAAGAAGTAAATAAATCAAAAAGTTCAAAGAAATCAAAGAAGAAAAAATAAAATAATAGTGTTTTGAAAAATATAAACAATATATATAATTAAGATGGGATTATCGAAGTATATTAATGTACCAATTTTTTTGAGTAGTTTAGCTGTTGGTTTATTTTTTGTATATATTTTTGAAGAAGATAAAAGAAAGATATATGTTTTTCCAAAGCCTGATAATTATGAAAGTATTCAATATAAGGATAGAACAGGTACTTGTTTTTCAATAAAACAAGAGAAAACACAGTGTCCTAAAGATGTTAGTAGTATTTTTAGTATTCCTGCACAGAATTAATTAAGTGATAATAATTATAATTAATAATATAGATTCATAATATATAATTGTTTAAATATTATGAATGTTAAAAGATTATTGAATACACGTATGGGTATAGTATTGATATCAATATTATTAGGTTTAGGTTTGGCAACTTTATTCCGAACAACTTGTACAAATAAAAAATGTATAGATTTTAATGGTCCAATGATAAATGAAATAGATGGTAAAACATATAAATTTGGTGAAGAGTGTTATAAATACAAGTTAGAATCTGCATCGTGTAATCCAACAAAGCAAATTGTAGAATTAGGAGAACCAAAAGAGGAATAATATTTAGGAAATTTTAGGCGTTTATAACTTCATATAATAATGAATAAATATTATTATATGGAAGAAAATATTACAATAACACGACTAACGGATTTGCCCGATACAAATATAGAAACAAAACCTAAACCAAAAATGATGGAATTTGGGAGTGACATGTACATGCCTATGGATGTTCATCCAAATCCATATGGTATTCAACAAACACAAAATGGTGGAATGCCTATGCCTGAACAAACCAGTCAAGGAAGACAACAATCAGGTCAAGATGTAGTTCCTCAATTGAGTGCAGAACAAATTGCGATGATGAAGGAAATGCCTCCACAAAAATTGCCACAAAGAGATATTCCTATGGATCAAACACAATTAATGCATGACGATCAAATACACGCAAATTATATTCCTAAGCCAAAATTAACAACAGATTATATTCAAGAATATCAAGAAAGTACTGATCGCAAACTTAGAGAATATGAAGAAAAAAAACATAGGGAAAGAATGCAAGATAATTTGTTTGACAAAATACAAATACCAATAATGATTTCATTAATGTTCTTTTTGTTTCATTTACCAATAATAAATACAATTATATTTAAACGATTTTCATTTTTGTCAATATATACTGATGATGGTAATTTTAATATTTATGGTTTATGTTTGAAGTCAATATTATTTGGAGTTGGATTTTATACGTTGGATAGTTCTATGAAATTTTTAAATGAAATTTAGATGAAAACACGAAGTGAAATAATACGGTAAATAAATATATACATACTATATACTTATTTATAATGGAGGGTCAAACAGATATATATATAGCAAATATTGAAATAACTGATAAATATTTTACAAAAAAGGGAAAAGCCAAGACTCAAAAAAAAGCTAAAAAATCAAAAGGTGGAGAAAAATCTAAGAAATCTAAAAAAGGAAAATCTCAAAAAATACGAAAAACCGAAAAAAAAACAAAAGCAATTACATTTAAATCTATGACCGATAAAAAAGAATTATTTGAAAATCCGGATATGAATAATATTGGAAGTGTTACAAATGATAAATTGTATGATTTTTGGGCAAAATCTATGTCAAATGAAATGGTAGTACACAACAAATCATTTACTTCTCCAAATTCTTTAGATGAAATACCCAAAATGATGGAAAATTCTGCATTTTACAAACATGAAGACGAAAACAATAGTGAATCCAATCAAAAACATCCTAGATTTCATTTATCATATCCTGAAGTAGTAGATGTGTATGATACGTCTAAGAAAATTGCAGAAACCGGTAAAAATGATATTGTAATCGATGCTTTAAAAAGTAAAAAAAATAAAAATTATCCTGTATATGTACTAACATTTTATGAAGTACATAATGATAAGATGTTTTTTTTAGGAATGGTATTTTACACAATAATGCCTTTAATGAATGTAAATGATAAATACAATCAATTGTTTAAATGGGACAAAGAATCTGAAAGTTTAGATAACCATAACGCTATATTTTTCTTTTCGCCATACAAAAGTATTATAAATGATTGTAATGTGTGTGTAGATATGGAAATCCCTTTTTTCAATATTATGTTGAGAAAATTAGAAAAAACCGCGAATGAAAATAAATGTGCATGTATTTTTACACACCCAAAATACGCTATGAGTAGTTTGAGAAATATATTCTTAAATAATGGATATTATCAATCTATCTATAGACCTATCTTGGAAGGATTTGGACAAACCATGAAAATTGATAAAAAAGAAATTGATCATGATAAATATGATTTGAAAGATGGTTATACACGTGTTTCAAAAGAACAAATGGAGAAAGAAGTAATACAATCTGAAAAAGATATCAAAGAAGAAATGGATAAATTACAAAAATTGGGTGAAAAGATTGAAGATGAATTTGAAGAAAAAAAACAAGATCACGAAACAATAATTAAATTGGAAAAAGAAAGAGAAGAACAACAAGAACAACTTGCTAATGCCATTAAAGAACGTGAAGAAATGGAAAAAAAAGTATATTATAATAATACATTTAATAAATATTTGTATATTACACCTAATTCTTCATATGATCAAATGGATAAAATGAAAAGAATTCTTTTATTGACAACTATGTATATTGATGAAGGATTTGCAAATAATCGTATAAATACAAGAGGAACCGGTTGGTTAGGATTATCTGCTGCAGATGGTGAAATGTTTGATACAACATTTAAATGTAAAGGAGAAAATCCTCGACCAAGAGATTTTGAAAGCTTTGTTTCTACATCAGACGTTTATGATAATTCTAAAAAACAAAAATTAAAAAAATTAACAGAAGAATATGAAGAACTTAAAAAACAAGTATGGGATATTGGTGGGATTACATACTTAGACTATGTAAATCCATTATCTTGGACGAATCTATATAATTATGAAAATTATGGATATTTCACAAAGATCAAGAAAGGTATTAAAAAATTGAATAATGAAATAGGAATAGATGAAGAAGAAATAGATGATATTCGAGCAAATAATATTCCAGGCACTATGGAACAACAAAATAGAATTGTTGAATTAGAAGAGGAAATCGAAGAAGCAGTAGATTTAATCAAACAAAAGAAAAGTACATTAGAACTTGCAAAAAGATTAGACAAAAAAGGTTATGAATTATATAATTTAAATAATGAATTAAGTTCTTGGGGATCATATCTTTCAACATATGGTAAAAATGCCAAGAGTCTTTTTACAAATTTTGGTGCTATATGGGATAATGTTGAGTCCACATTTTTTTGTAAAAATGGTTATAAATTTGGACCTGATATTGTTGTTGAAAAACAATTAGAAGAAGTTAAACATAAATATGGAGATTTAATGGGTGGTTATAGAATGCCCAAGTCATTTGTAGCATTTATCAAATTTATGGGAGAAGTATATATACCTACTTGGTGGATTAAACCACAATATCATAATTGGGATTTTCTTAGCGAAGAAGGGTTTTCAAGACCTTTGAGAGAATATACAAATGCACTTTATGACGAAGGAGATATAATTTTGGTTCAAACTAAATCATCTGGTGATTTATTTGAAGATTATTATATTGGAATTATTTTATCAATTTCAAATAAACAAGATACTGAAAAAATTCAAAGAGAATCTTGGAATATTTGGGGAACAAGTCAATGGTACTCTACATATACTATTATGATTAAAACTGATGTTGATGAATACAAAATTGTAGAAAATGTATGGTCTTGGAATTTAAAATTAAATTTAACGTTTATGTACAAAGATGTTACTAATGGACATATTTTTAATGTGTCTGCACCAACTTTATATAGCGACTATTATGGAAACAGTTCTTCTCAAAATAGTAATAGAAGATTTGCTAGTGAACCAAAATTTCAGAAATTTCAACCTAGTAGTGGTCCTAGTAGTGGTCCTAGTAGTGGTCCTGGAACTCCCGGTCCACAAGGTCCAGCAGGACCACCCGGACGTCCAGGTACTCCTGCAGACCCAAGAATAACAAGAAATTTACAAACACAAATATATCAAACACTAAGAGGTGTTGGGGAACTAGCAACACAACAACAAGGAATAAATACTGAATTACGACAAAGAACCGATCATATTGTTGAAGATATGAATACACGCTTTGATATGGTGAGAGATAATATTGATTATATTGATGATAATTTACATAGAATAGATGATAATTTACATAGAAGTATAGGAGTTATAAGACCTATAATAGAACATATTTTACAAAGAGGACGTGATCTTGCAACAGAACTACAACAAATAAACACAAATATGGAAACTATAGCAACAAGAAATGACGATAATTGGCAAATATTAAATAATAGATTAGGTAATATAGCACGAGAACAAAATACTTTAAGAACTCAATTTAATGAATCACTTGAAAACCTTAGACAACAATTACAAGGACAATTAAATGATGTAGGTAATTTAACAGAAGCTCAACAATCGAGATTACAAGAACAACTTGAAATTATAGGATCATTACAACAACGCCATGAAGCATTAACAATTTCAAATGATTCTATAACAACAACCCTTCAAGATACTCTTAATAGATTAGATACAGTTGAAGGAAATGTACAAACAGTTCAAGGAGATGTAGAAAGAGTTCAAGGAGATGTACAAAGAGTTGAAGGACATGTACAAAGAGTTGAAGGAGATGTACAAACTAATCAACGTGTTATAGAACAAATTTTACAAAGAGAACGTGATCTTGAAACAGAACTACAACAAATAAACACAACTATGGAAACTATAACAACAAGAAATGACGGTAATTGGCAAATATTAAATGAAAGATTAGGTAATATAGCACAACAACAAAATACTTTAAGAACTCAATTTAATGAATCAGTTCGAAACCTTGGACAACAATTACAAGGACAATTAAATGATCTAGGTAATTTAACAGGAAGAGAACAACAACAACAACGAGCGAGATTAGAAGAACAACTTGAAAGTTTACAACTATTACAACAAAGCCATGAAGCATTGACAACTTCAAGTGATTCTATAACAACAACCCTTCGAGATACTGTTAATAGATTAGATACAGTTCAAGGAAATGTACAAACAGTTGAAGGAAATGTAGAAGTTAATCAACGAGATATAGCAAATATTGATAGTAGAGTAAGTAATTTCCATGAACAACTCGAAGGATTAAGAGAAATTCATACACAATTTATTGATGAACTGTTGGACTCTGATAGGGATAGTGGAGATAGAATAAGAAGAATACAAGACCAAATTAGAGATCTATCACAACGATCAAATACGAATATGGGTGATTTACAAGAGCTTCAACTACAACTTCAAGATGAAAATGTAAGACGAGAACGTGCCATCGAATATTTTCATGATAGAATAACACGAAATGAAGAACAGCTGAATAGAATTGTTAGAAATAATGCACCAAATCGAGAGGAAGCTGAAACGGAAAGAGTATTGAATGAATCACTTGTTGCACTTGATAGACAAAGAGTAGAAGATTTTATTGATCAAAGAGTAGATACCCGTAATAACCGTATTGGTACTAATGTATCTCGAATGTTAGAAAACTTTACAGGAGATTCTACTCCTGAACCTACAGCTGAAGATGTTCAACATTTACATCAAGATGCTCAACCTGAGAGAGAAAGAGAAGAGAGAGAAGAGGAAGAGGAAGAGGAAGAGGAAGAGGAAGAGGAAGAGGAAGAGGAAGAGGAAGAGGAAGAGGAAGAGGAAGAGGAAGAGGAAGAGGAAGAGGAAGAGGAAGAGGAAGAGCAAGCTGATAGAGGAAATGATTTGATTACAGACTTTGATTCGGAACAAAATGGACAACCTGAAGCTGTTGTTGATGCTATCACCTATGATACCAGAGGTCAAGGTTCAGATGATCCAGGTGAAGATAGTGATGGTTGGACAGAGGGAGAAATGTTTTCACCACAATATACTCCACTTACCATAGCTGAAACCCCAGATACTGTTGGAGAAGATGAATATGAAAGGGCTAATCGCGAACGTATGGAACAAGAACAAAGAGATTATGATAACCGAATAGATGATGATGATGGATGGCGCCAACTGCCAAATGGAGTATGGATGCCTCCACAGAACTATAGAAGTCCTCCACAGGACTATAGAGATCAACATTTTGAAGGCACAGGATCACTATTCGACCAGTATGGAGGAAAAAAACATAACAAAACTAAATCCAAAAAGAAAAGAAATAATAAGAAAAAGAAAACACGTAAAAATAAAAATAAGAAAAGAACTGTTAAAAAAGGAAAACGTAAAAAATCCAATAAAACCAAATCTAAAAAGTAAATCAAAAGTAGTGTGTTTACAGCCTTAAGTTAAATGATAAAATAATATTTATCATTTAATTATAGTATTAATACGAGTGCATTTTTAAGAAGCTCATACCGGATGTAAAAGGTATAAATGCACTACCGATTAGATTTGTTTCAGTTCCATAGTCATTAAACATATCTTCATAAAATTTGAGATGTTTATCGTTTGACCAAAATTCCATAGGAGTGATTTGTGCTCCATAAAAGATCATATCTTTAAATTCAGTATTTTCTAACATACTATTAGTTTTTCCATCATCAATCATGATTGGTAACACTTGATTAATGGTTTTGATATTAGTAGTATATTCATCAGGATTAATACTTAATTTATGAATAGAATATTTAGAAGAAAGAGTAGTTTGTGAAGAATCAGGACTAGGAGTTTGATTTAAATCATCAACAAAGTAGTCCGGTTTATCTTTCATATTAAACGTACTATGATTGTATATCATCATTGAATCACTCATAGTTTCTAAATGAACAATATTTTTCAATTCAGGGGAATTGTGCGAATACATAGGATAAGAACTATTGTCAAATACAATAATAACTTTTCCCATAATGTCATTAATATTAGTATTTTTATTTACACTTCCATTAAATAATACATTACTATTATTAATATTTCCGAAATAGAATAAAATAGAACTAGCAATTTTATTGAACAGTTCCATTTGTTCATTTTTTTTATTGGATACTTTTGGTCTTATTTGTATGAATAATGGGTCATCGGGATTAGGGCAAGAGCTATTAAATGCATCCAACATAATTGTTTTAAATACATCATTTAAATATAATGAATTATTAGATGGTGAAAAAGGATCATCGGACATAGATACAACAGCATTAGGGTTTTCAGTAGTACTTTCAGTTGGAACACTCCAAAATACTTCAAAATCCAAGAAGCGACATCCACGTGAAATAACATATTTGATCATTTCTAAATCCATAGATGAACCGTTAAAGGCAGTATTAAACGAAGATTTAATAATATAGTGTTTTAATTTTACAGCTTCAGATAGATCAGGAACACCATTACGTTTTGTAAGATTATCAACACTAAAATTATCAATAGCAATAATACTAGAATTATTTTTTTCGAGTGAATTTACACGTGAATTTTCATATCCTTCTATAATATTAAGTAAATACATTCGTTTTTCTAAGAATCGAAATATGATATAAAAAGAAAGAATAAAAATAAATAATATTATAATTTTTTTTGAAAGGTTCATTATATATATATTGTAGGATAAATGAAAATAGAAATTAAAAATATATAAATATATTATATTTGTATTTTATAATGGCAGGTGGATTACTAAATTTAATATCTAATGGAAACCATAATATAATATTAACAGGGAACCCATCCAAAACGTTTTTTAAAGTAAATTATTCAAAATATACCAATTTTGGGTTACAGAAGTTTCGTATAGATTATGATGGTTTAAGAGAATTAAGATTAAATGAACCTTCAACTTTTACTTTTAAGTTTAAACGTTATGCAGATTTATTAATGGATACATATTTAGTTGTAAGATTACCCGATATATGGAGTCCAATATACAATCCAACTGAAAAAACAGGTAATGTTTGGGCACCTTATGATTTTAGATGGATTGAGAATATTGGAACCAATATGATAAGTGAAATAGTAATAAATTGTGGTTCTCATACAATACAAAAATATACAGGTGAATATTTGGCTGCTATGGTCGAGCGTGATTTTTCTAAAGAGAAAAAGGATCTTTTTTATAAAATGACGGGACATGTAAATGAATTGAATAATCCATCAATTTCACACAATCGTCAAAACACATATCCATCTGCATATTATTCTTCAAATACTCAAGGTGCAGAACCATCTATACGTGGTCGCAATTTATATATTCCAATAAATACGTGGTTTACATTAGATAGTAGGTGTGCATTTCCCATGGTAGCTTTACAATATAATGAATTAAGTATAACAGTAACATTACGTCCTATACGAGAATTATTTCAAGTTCGTGATGTTTTTGATTATGCCATGAATTTTCCTTATATGCAGCCAGATTTTAATTTAAGTCAATTTGAAATGTATCCATTTTTACAAACTCCTCCTAAAGATTTATCAGTAGGACTTTCACATGCTTATGAAAATAAAAGAAACACATGGAATGCTGACGTGCATATGTTATCGACTTATTGTTTTTTATCACCAGAAGAAGCAAAACGGTTTGCTATAGAAGATCAAGTATATTTAGTAAAAGATGTTTTTACTTACAATTTTCAAAATATCACAGGAACTCAAAAAGTATCATTAACATCATCTGGTATGGTATCAAATTGGATGTTTTATTTACAAAGAAACGATGTAAATATGCGTAACGAATGGAGTAATTATACAAATTGGCCATATAAACATATTCCACAAGATGCACAACCAGCACCACGCGAAGATGAATCTGGTAATATAGGACCAGCTGTAAATATAAATGGATTTTCAACGGGATTATTTACAACTGGTGACTATTCATCCAAAAATCATAAAGAAATTCTAGAAACGATGGCAATTGTATTTAACGGCGATTATCGTGAAAATGTATTAGAAAGTGGTGTATATAATTATGTTGAAAAATATGTACGAACAAATGGTTATGCCAAAGATGGATTATATTGTTATAATTTTTGTTTAAATACAAACCCTTTAGAATATCAACCATCAGGAGCAATTAATATGAGTAAATTTAGAATAATAGAATTAGAAGTTTCTACAAATGTTCCAACTTTGGATATTGAAAATTCTGAATTTAATGTTATTTGTGATGATAATGGACTACCTGTAGGAATATCTAAAATGAATTGGCAGTTGTTTGAATACAATTATAATATGACTTTATTTGAAGAACGTTATAATATCCTTTCTTTTATTGGTGGAAATTGTGGTATGTTATACGCTAGATAATCATCAATAAAATATTATTATATTATAAGATATAATAATATAACTCAAAAATAGATGACACAAACACAATGGAAAAAATCTAAAATCGAAAAATCAAGTGAAACAGATTCTAATAGCACTAATAATTCTACAATATACGATGAACCTACTTCTATTCCAACATTTAAAGTATTACATAATACTCCTATGCCTACAGAAACACCTTTAACGAATGCAGAACGAGATATATTAGATGAACAAACTGATAAATTAAAAAAAATATTAGAACCATTTACTGAAGTTGACGAAGAAGACGAAAAAATAATCGAAGGTCTTTCTAAATTTCAACTTTTTAGTGATGATAATTATTACAAATCTTGTAAATCTGTACTAAAAAAATTTAAATTAGATTGGATTTTAACTGCTATACATGAAGCCATTAAATATGCATTATGTCCGTTATCAAAAACAGATCAATTAATTGATAAAGGTGTTGAAAATTTCGTACGTCTTTTTGTACAATTACGAAATTGTATGAAAGATGAAAATATTGAATATGAAGATGATCTAGATCTATCTCCTGTTTCACGTGCTGAACTTTTATGGAATGATGGCGATGCTCCTTTACAATATACCGGTGAATATGATAAAGATGAAGATGAACAAGAATTTATTATTGAAGGTTACCAATCAAGTGGAACTAATGATTTATTAATGAAATTATTAACAAATATATATTCATTACGTGATGCTCATAGTTGGATCAATACAGATGATATTACAGCAAGAATGGGTAGTCATTATATTGGGAACTTCAATTTAACTGAAAACAGATTAGGAAGGTATTTAACAGAAGATGAATTATTTCATTTTCATAATTCTTATAATGATGCTTTAGAACGACAAACAGTAATAAATGTTATTAAATCTACACCTATAAGTCAACAGTGGATATCTCTTCTTAGATTAACTGATACAAATTCAAACAATAATTCAGAGTCGAGATCAAACTGGCAAAGTATTGAACCTGAACGTGTATTAAGTGAATGTGAAAAAAAACAACGTGCCGCCATACAAGAACTCAAACAAAATGCTAAACACATTAAACGTCAAATTTACAATATTGTTATGGTTCCTGTAGTAATTTACATAGTATACAACATGTATTTTGTGTTTTTATTTATGGATTCTAATCAAAATATTGCAGATTCTAAAAAGTCAAATAAAATAAACAGTTTTTTCAAAAATATTGAAAAAAAAATGAAAAAAAAAGCTAAAAAAGAAGGCGAAGAAGGAGAAGAAGGTGAAGAAGAAGATCAAGAAGATCAAGAACAAGAAAATCAAGAACAAGAAAATCAAGAACAAGAAAATCAAGAACAAGAAAATGAAACTTATGAAGGTGCAGATTATGTAAAATTTTTAGATTACGATGAAACATTTGCTGGAGTTACACGTCTTATTACAGAATATTTGTTTAGACCTGTACAACTAATAATTGCTGTAGGAGAATGGATAAAAGGAAATGGTTTCAAATTATCTTATTATCATTATGGACGAAAACAATACGAAGAAAAAGTATTTCAAGATCCATCACCATCAGTTACATTACACGATATAAACAACTTGTATCCACAAATTTTATTTTTTGTTCTATTTGTAGTAATTTTTGTTGGATGGAGAAAAAATACAAGTTTTATTCCAAAAACCATAAAGAATTTATACAAGGGAAAACATCCACTTACCTTAAATTATTTTTCGTTAATAGTTACTATGATATCTTTTGCTATTAGTCTTGGATCATCATTACAAACACAAACTGAAGATGAAGAAAAAGAAGAACAAACTGCAGAAGACAAACTTGCAGGAGCTACAAAAAACATATCTGAAGCTTTATCTAATATGTCTGCAAGTTCTATTTTTCATTATATATCTGTTATTGTATTTTGGATTTTCAAATGGTTATTTGCATACAATATGGTGAGTTTATCGGTATCAATAACACTTATATATGGATTGAGCTATTTATTATTTGGTATTTATTTGTATTCTTCTAAGCCATTTGGTACTATGCAGCTAATTAATAATTATTTATACACTAAGATGTTCAAACCAGCACGTGTTGGAGATGTCAACGGTAATATGTTAATAGATAGTTTTAATGGTGTTTGTAGAACAATTTTTACACACTTATTTGAAGTCATTACCATTATTATGTTAATTATTGGAATGAATGGATATATTAAAAAAATCAATAATAATGATTTAAATACATTTTTGATGTTAATGAGTGGATTTCTAATATTTTTATTGTGCTGTAATATGATGCTTAAAAATATGAATATGAAAACTGTATTAAGATCTTTATTAAAATTTTGGAAAATAAAAGTGAAAGGAGATGATCTTGAAGATGAAGATATTGAAGAAATAAAAATAAGAGCTGAATGTGTTAGTGATTTAAATTATTTTATGGATGTTTTTACTGGTAAAATTAAAGTAGATGATATTGATTTTAATGCTTGTAGAGAAACAAATCAATCAAATGAAGGAAACCTAATGCAACAAAGAAAAGAAAATAAAAGTATGTTTGCTAACAATAATGAATCAGATGAAACAAATGAATCAGATGAAACAAATGAATCAGATGAGTAAATAATCTAATTATATGTAAAAAACCATATGAATATTATATTTTTTAATAAACCAATAGTAAATGATCATGGATATTTTAATCGTCGCAGGAAAAGTCCTTATGGTACAAGATCAAATATTATAAGAAAAAAACCAACTTCATATTTTACTAAAACAACTAAAATTATAAAAAAATATCCATACTCGTGTGCAAGTTCTACATTTATTTTTTTGAAATAATAAAAACAATATATAGTTTTTATTATAATATTATTTATAAATATCTATTATTCATATATTAGATGGATACATCATATTTAATATTTCACTTATTTTTATATTTCTCATTACTTTATTCATTTAAGATACCATTCAAAGTCAATAAATATGTAATAGATAAAAAACAAGAATTAGAAAAAACGGATATTAACGGATTTTATGGATTGATTGGACCGAATGTAAATATTACAGAGATGAAAACATTATATGAATTTTTTTCAGGTGATGGTATTATTCAAGGAGTGTTTATTGAGAAAGGAAAAATAACGCCAATATGTCATAAAATCAAAACTGAAAAATATATGTATGAAGTAAAAAACAAAATGAAATTTTCACGAGATTTCTTCATGATACCTTTTTATATGGTTCTTCATGGAATAGGAATCATTCCAAATATTTTAGGATTATCCAATACTGCTATTTTGAAAGTTCAATCGCGTATTTTTACTTTATTTGAACGAGATTTTCCATATGAAGTCAAGATAGATATACAAAACAAACAAATACATACAATTGGTAAACAATATATACAAAATTTAAAACACTTTTCTGGACATTCAAAATATGATGAATACAATAAACTTATACATACTATAGATTATAACGTAGGTTCAAAAAAAATACAGTATAGTGTTTTAAATGAAAATTTTGAACATGTATTTAGAGAAAATATTAGATGTAAACATTTTCCTGTTATTCATGATTTTGGATTATATGATAACAAAAGTATCTTTATAGATTCACCTCTTTGTTTAAAATTAACTAATATATTTATTAAAAAAAATCCATTTGTATTGAACGAAAATTCAAACACATATATTTATATATATGATTCAAAAATAGATAAATTGAGCACATACATTTTTAAAGATAAAGGTTTTTATATATTTCATTATGCAGATATTACAGAAAATGAAAAACAAATTGAAATATTGGCTCCTATATATGACAAATTAGACTTTTCATCTTTGGATATTGAAGGGAAATATCGAAAAATAATTGTGAATAAAAAAACAGGAAACGTTGTAATTCATAAAAATGGATTTTTAGAGTCTATGAATTTAGATTTTCCAATAAAATGGGATGATAAAATTATATTACGTAATGTACATGAACGGTCTATTAATGGATTTGTAATATGTAATGAATTAGATATTTTAAATAAAATTTTTTATAATAATATTAGTTTTTGTGGCGAACCTCAATTAGTTCGTTCTAAAACTAGTGACTATTTGATTAGTTTAGGTTATAAAAATGAAAATATGAATGATGGATATTTATTTTTGATCGATTTAAATAATCCTGAAAATTTACTTTCTTATGAATTAAATGTACCTGTAAATATTGGATTTCATTCCATCTTTTTAGAAAATGATAAAATAGATATTTAATATATAATGTTAGAAACACAATTTTTTGTAGACAGAATTTCAGCTATTTTTGTTTTTACGTTGATTATATCTGGTAATTTTTTAGCACAATTGTTTCCATGTAGAATTCAAGAAGCTCTTGTACATAATATATTTATTAAACATTTATTTGGATTTTTGACTCTTTTCTTCTTCGGTATAGTTGCTATTCCTGGTTTAGCTAATATTTCAGGTATGATTAGTAGTTTTTTCTTATATATTGTTTTTCTAATTAATGCAAAAACAAAGTATCAATTTTGGATATCCGTATTTGTTCTATACGCCGTAATATATTTATTACATATTGTTAAAAAAGAATATATTTCATATATCGATAATCCTAATACTTCAAAAGAAATTGTACAAAATTATATTAAAAAAAATTCATATATCGAAATCATACAAAATATATCAGTTGGATTAATATTTATTTTAACTATATTAGGATTTCTTATCTATATGGGTGACAAAAAACTTGAATATAAAGATAAATTTGATTACGTTATTTTCTTTTTTGGAAAACCATATTGTAAAGATTCAAAAATTAAAACTGAAACTCCTATTTTTAAATCATTATATAATGCATTTAACATGTAAAAACTATAATTATATTAAAAAAATATTTAATATAATATGTAACTCTATTGTAGTTCCACTATCTTCTCTCTATTTTTCATAACCCATAACTGTAATCCATTCTCTTTGAATACATATCCACTATAATTTGGAGTTTCACTTTCGGTGTCTTCATTCAAATCTAATACAGAGTCTAACATTTCTTGTGTTTGATCTTCATCTGACTCTTCAATATAGTCTGTTTGAATATCTGCGTCATCAAAAAATACTAAAAATCTACGTAAAATTCTAGAATCTTCTTTATTTATAGGTTCTACAGTAAATATAAAATATTCTCCTATTTTTGGATGTTCTATTCTTGGTAATAATAAATTTGTAGGATTATTTACATCTGTTTCATCTTTAAAACAATTTTCATATCCATTATTATCTAAATTGCATAAATAAAGTAAATAAGGAGATTTCAGATATTCATCGTTTTGTGTTTTGAAATGATGCATATCCATAGAATTTGAATTTCGTTCAATTATTTCCTTAAAATAATCATAAATTGAATCAACAATAATTGTGGTTCTCCACATTTTTGAACATAACATCTCATACAAAACCGCCCAAATATATTCTGTTTGAGTTCGTTCAACTAAATTTGTAGGAAGTATTTCTGTAGTATCAAATACAAATAATATTGTTGATCCGTCATCTGTAGTTGGAACAAAAAAACCTTTAAACATTTTATTGAAATCCATATCTGAACTATGATTCGTGAAATTGAATATTTCTAGTATTCTTGTTTTACATTTTTCTAAAACTTCTGCTTCGATCTTTGTATCATTTGATCCTTCAGATTCTTCTTGTGTTATTTCTTGTACATCTTCATTTGATAATGGTTGGTCAATACTATCTAAATTAAAATCAAATGTTGGAAAATCATATACCGGTTCTCCATTCTCACTTATTATTTTATTTAAAACATACCTCAAATAAGGAGATGGTGTGTTTTTTGTTACAATAGAATAAATACATAATTTTATTGAATATGAAATTGTTGAATCTAAATTGCTAAAATTCTTTTCTAATAAATCTTCATTTGTCAATTTATATATTTCATTATTAAACATAAATTCATTTGATGATAATTCTTTCATAGGCTCTTCTTGCGGTTGCTCTTCTTGCGGTTGTTCTTCTTGCGGTTGCTCTTCTTGCGGTTGCTCTTCTTGCGGTTGTTCTTCTTGCGGTTGTTCTTCTTGCGGTTGTTCTTCTTGCGGTTGTTCTTCTTGTGGTTGCTCTTCTTGCGGTTGTTCTTCTTGCGGTTGTTCTTGCGGTTGCTCTTCTTGCGGTTGCTCTTCTTGCGGTTGCTCTTCTTGCGGTTGCTCTTCTTGCGGTTGCTCTTCTTGCGGTTGCGGTTGCTCTTGCGGTTGCGGTTGCTCTTGAGGTTGCTCCTGTGGTTGTTCTTGCGGTTGTTCTTGCGATTGTTCCTGTGGTGGTTCTTGTGGTTGTTCTACAGATTCATCATCTCCACCTATTTTTTTGTAAGATTTTTGTAGATTTCTCAATACTTTATGTTTTATGAATGATGGTTGCATTTTTATTATATATTTGTCTTATATATTTGAGATATATGTACTATTTGTTTTATTTTATTAAAAATCAAACAAATTATGTTAATTTTGTTTATTTGTTAATTTTTTCTTTTATTTCTTTAATCTCATTTTTAAGAAGTTGTATTTCTTTCACTAAAATTCCAATTAAACCTGTATAATTAATACTCTGTATTTGTTTACCATCTTTTTCACCTAATACTAAAAATGGAAGCTCTTCTTGTAATTCATGTGCTAAAAATCCAATATCATGTTTATTTCCATACAAATCATATTCTACTGGTCTCAAATTATCTATTACACGTGATTCCAATAAATCTGTTACATTCTTTTTAATACGATAATCTGATCTAGAACTAAATGTAGTTGCTGTTATAATTCCACTTACATCTAAAAGTGTTTGTGGGTCTGTTGTTCCTATTCCTACATTTCCATCATTATAATAAATTATGTTACCAGAATCATCCCAAAGACCTCCTCCTATTGGTAATCCAGTACTAGTTACAAATAAATTAGCCATTACAGTACCACTTATATCTAAAGTTGTTTGAGGAGACGATGTACCAATACCTACATCACCATTATTATAGTATATTGAAGTTCCTGATTCTTCCCATACCGAAACACCAGAACCTGTTGGACCTTTTACACCAGTTGGACCAGTATTACCTGTTGGTCCTGTTCCTAAAGCACCTGTTGGACCTGTTGGACCTGTATTTCCGGTTGGTCCTGTATTCCCAGTAGGACCTGTATTCCCAATAGGACCTGTAGGTCCAGTATTTCCAGTAGGTCCTGTATTTCCAGTAGGTCCTGTATTTCCAGTAGGTCCAGTATTACCTGTTGAACCGGTAGGACCTATAAGTTCATCTGGTGTAAGATTATAAACCTTTATTTCACCACCCATACCACTATGATTTCCACAGTAATAATACAAATCTCCGGTATGATTTGAAGGTATTATTATTGAAACAGTAGCACCACTAGTACCCTGCGTACCTTTCTTAATTACTTGATATTCATCATCATCAACTTCATTACTGTTTTGAGAATCGCTAGAAAATTTTAAAGGGTGTGTTGATAGACTTGAATTACTAACATCAAACACATATTTATGTTGTTTAAACATATTAAGTGTGTCTTTTTCAATACCATTTACATAAAATGCACCACCTGATGCTGTTAATGAATATGTATAAGCTATTGATCGTATACCAGTAGGACCGGTTGGTCCAGTTGTTCCTGTATTACCAGTAGGACCCGTATTACCGGTTGGTCCAGTATTTCCTGTAGGTCCTGTATTTCCTGTTGGACCAGTATTACCGGTTGGTCCTGTATTTCCTGTTGGACCACTATTACCACTAGGACCAGTAGGTCCGGTATTACCTGTTGGACCACTATTACCACTAGGACCAGTAGGTCCGGTATTACCTATTGGACCGGTGTTACCTGTTGGTCCTGTGTTACCTGTTGGTCCTGTGTTACCTGTTGGTCCGGTGTTTCCGGTAGGTCCTGTGTTACCTGTTGGTCCTGTATTACCAGTATCTCCGGTAGGTCCAGTATCTCCTGTTGGACCGGTATTACCTGTAGGACCCGTATTACCAGTTGGACCTGTTGGACCAGTATTACCTGTTGGACCTGTAGGTCCGGTATTACCTGTTGGACCCGTATTACCTGTTGGACCAGTAGGTCCTGTATTACCTGTTGGACCGGTGTTACCGGTTGGTCCGGTATTACCTGTTGGACCCGTATTTCCTGTTGGTCCAGTAGTTCCTGTATTACCAGTAGTACCAGTATTTCCAGTTGGACCAGTAGGTCCGGTATTTCCTGTTGGACCAGTATTACCAGTAGGTCCTGTATTTCCTGTTGGACCAGTAGTTCCTGTATTTCCGGTTGGACCAGTAGTTCCTGTATTTCCTGTTGGTCCAGTATTTCCTGTTGGACCTGTATGTCCTGTATTTCCTGTTGCACCAGTATCGCCAGTAGGTCCCGTATTCCCTGTTGGTCCTGTATTACCAGTAGGACCAGTATTTCCTGTTGGTCCTGTATTTCCTGTTGGTCCTGTATTTCCTGTAGGACCAGTAGGTCCTGTATTCCCTGTTGGACCGGTATTTCCAGTTGGACCTGTATTCCCTGTTGGACCTGTTGGACCATCAATACCATCTAGATTTACATTAAATGTTGAATTTACAGCTGGTGAAAATCCTTCTATATTTACTATACCATCCAAAACAATTACACCAGTATATATATTGTAAGATGATACACGTGCTTCAAAATGATTAATTAATGGTGAATTACTATCTGTAACTAATACTGAATTACCTGTTATATAGGATAATCCATCTCCTACAGTAAATGTAAGACTATTATTTACACGAGGATCTAATAAAATACTTCCTGATGAAGATGTTAAATATATATCACCGGGTAAACCAGTAGGACCAGTAGGACCTGTATTTCCTGTGGGACCAGTATTACCGGTTGGACCATCAATACCATCCAAATTAATATTAAATATCGATGTAACATCACTTTCAAATCCATTAATATTCACAATATTATCTAACACAATAGCACCATTATAAATATTATATGATGATACACGTGCTTCAAAATTATTTACTAAAGGATTATTTACATGTGTTACTACAACTGAATTACCTGGAATATATGCTAGACCACTATCAACTACAAAACTTTCCGTTGTTGAATTACGAGGTTGTAATGTGGTATTTGTAGAAGTTGTCAAATATTTATCTCCTGATATACCCGTTGGTCCAGTATTTCCTGTTGGACCTGTAGGTCCCGTGTTTCCTGTAGGACCCGTATTACCTGTAGGACCCGTAGGACCCGTATTACCTGTTGGACCTGTGTTACCCGTAGGACCCGTATTACCTGTTGGACCTGTGTTACCCGTTGGTCCAGTAGGACCCGTATTACCAGTTGGACCCGTATTACCTGTAGGTCCTGTATTTCCCGTTGGTCCTGTATTTCCAGTTGGTCCTGTATTTCCAGTTGGTCCTGTATTTCCAGTTGGTCCTGTATTTCCAGTTGGTCCTGTATTTCCCGTTGGTCCTGTGTTACCTGTTGGTCCCGTGTTACCCGTTGGTCCTGTGTTTCCTGTAGGACCCGTATTACCTGTAGGACCCGTATTACCTGTAGGACCCGTATTACCCGTAGGACCCGTATTACCCGTTGGACCCGTATTTCCAGTA